ATTGAATGGTAGAATAAGCCGGATTAAAATTAGACTCTGTATTGGGCATGTCATTTATACTTAGCTGTTATAAATGAAGATCTAAGTACTCCTAAAGAATTTGTAACGTAAGTTTGAATTGTTTTTGCGGTATTATCTACTATAGTATTAGCTGTAACATTTTGTCTATTTCTATCGGGAGACAATACAGGTCCACTTTCTTCTTCCAACAACGAATCTACAGTTATATTAGAGCCCTGGGGTTGTTTAAATATTGTTTTTCCTTCTTCCAGATCTTCAATATAAACAACAACATCTGGTGCAGATTTTTTATTTGATGTATAATATATTCCTCCCCACGAATAAGATCCATCAGAATTTTGTTGTAAAACTACAACTTGTTCGGTTGTTATTCCTGTTCCCGTAGTAATAAAACTTCCAGTGCCACCAAATTGTTTTCCTATTGTCATATCACCATTATAAAATGATGAATTTTGAATTCTGGCAAATGCTCCATTTATATTAAAATTACCAGTTGACCCATATGAAGCAGTGCCACCTGTGTTGGCAATATATGGAACTACAATACTACCAACTGAAAATGCCGATCCTCCTGTTGTTGCACCTGCGGTAGGAAATAATAAAAAATTTACTTTTTGTTGATTTTCTTCTTGAAATAAAACAGTATTTTCTGCTAACAAATCAAACGGGTTGACTGTGTTGTTTGCTGCCAAAAAAGCCCAAATGCTGTTTGGATCTGCGTAAACTCTGGCTGCTGCCTCTACTAAAGTTGTCTTATTATCGATAATTGTCTCTGTAGTATCAAAAAAAATGTTTTCAATATCAAGAAAAGTAAAAAAATTTGATATCGTAAAATCACCTACAGTTGTTGAAAAAGTTGTTTTAGGTAGATTGTTAAAAAATTTCATATAAAGTTATCCAGCACTTCCGAAGTATTTTGTAGAAATTTCTGATTTAGATAAAATTTGGTTGGAGGGTGGATCATAAGTTCCCGTTTCAAATTCAGAAAAAACTAACCCCAACATAGTTATCGATGGACCACCATTTGGTAGCAGACGTATTACTGGATCGGTTTCATCATTTTTTTGGACTTTGACCGTTTCTAAAACACAGACTAAAGGTTCACCGAGCCAGTTTGCTGTTAGATTTACAACACCACCAAAAGCAGCTGCGTTACCAGGCCAAACTTGCATAGCCCATAAATTTTGTGGATATGATCTTTCTGGTAGCCCGCTTGCAACTGCCGGATATGAAGCTTTTCTAAAAGAACCTACAATTTGTTCTACTTGAACAGATTCTTCATTATTTTTTGGAACAAACAAATATTGAAAGAAGTATTTTTTTCTACCCTCTGAAACCATTGTGGCTTCTGCGATATTACTGAATCGTCTATAAGTTGTGGTAGCAAACATTCTTTCCCAATAATAAGTTGCTGGTTGCAGTTTTCTTTTTAAAACATTAATGGCACCTTTTACGGCACCACCTGCGTTTGCTATACCAGCTGATGTTAGCATAGGGCCAACGGGATTATTGTTGCTTTCTCCGAATTCGTGAGCAACAAGGTAACCTGGTTCCTTTGGCATAGGTAAATTGATTCTTAACTGAGAGCGATTAATTACACCGGCTCTAGTTCTTTCATTATTTCTCAATGAATAGGGCGCAGAATAAAAAGAAAGCCACAACGGTTGTTCTGCTTGCCTAATTCCTGAAGGATAATAAAAAGTTGTTGCCATATATGAATATTTAGAGAATTTGTCTAAATATTATGATGGCATACAAGACAATATTTAATCCTAAAAATCCATCAAAATATGCTGGTGATGCATCAAAAATAGTTTGCAGATCTTTATGGGAAAGAAATGTTTGCAAATTTTGTGATGATCATCCAAATATTTTAAAATGGTCCTCGGAAGAAATTGCAATACCATATGTCAGTCCAATAGACCAAAAGGTACATAATTATTTTCCAGATTTTTTAATACAATTTCAAAATTTGAACGGAAAACAAACTTGGATGATTGAAGTTAAACCAAAAAAACAAACTTTACTAAAAGAAAATGCTTCTAAAAAAGAAAAATCAATTTGGCTTATCAATAACGCTAAATGGAGCGCAGCCAAAAAATATTGTGATAAACACAATATTACTTTTAAAATTTTAACGGAAAAAGATCTTTTCGCAAATGGCAACAAATAACTCAATAACTTACATCAAAGACTTTTTTGATCGGCACAATGGTCTTCAGAGATCAAATAGATTTACTGTATCCTTTATCAATTTACCACAATCATTGCAGCCACCGGATAATACGGAAATCAATCCAATAAGTGTTACAATTGGTGCAAGAGCAATTGATGGTGTTGCTGATGGTTTGGCTGGTTATGGTGCAGGTAGAACAGTTCCAAGGTCTCAAAAATTTCCCCAAGGACTTATGATGTCCTTTCCAATAACAACCGATCATTTTATTACTTCTTTCTTTGATCGTTGGTTTAATTCTTTATATTCTGGTGGTCGTCAAAGAGGAAATCTATCACAGGCTTTTCAAGTTGGCTTTTATGATGAATTGGTTGCAAATACTCAAATGAAAGTAAGTCTTTTGGATTTAAACGGAGACCCTACATATACATTTACGTTTTTTGAAATATATCCTGTAGAAACTCTTCCGATTGAATTATCTATGTTGAAACAAAACGAATACAGCGTATATTCAGTATTAATGCTTTTCCGTGATTTTACATTTGTTAAAGGATTTTAATTATGAATTTTCTTGAATCTATACAAAAAACAGTTCCCACATACGAAACAGTTTTGCCTTTTTCTAAAAAACTTGTCAAGTTTCAACCATTTAAAGTAAAAGATGCAAAAAATATTTCTATAATCTTACAGGAAGAAAATAAAAAATTGGCATTAAATGCAATGGTAGAATTATTAACTACCAATTCTTCTGGTGCAAATATTTTAGATTTATGTTTGGCAGATGCAGAATTTTTATTTTTACAAATAAGAGCAAAAAGCGTAGATGAACGTTTAAATTTAATAGTAAACAATGAAAAGATATCTGTTTTTATACCAGATATTCTATACAAAAATAACATTAAAAACGAAAACATTATTCTTTCTGATAAAATGAATATAGTGGTAGAAACGCCAACAATTAAAGATTTAATAAAATTAGAATCACTTGAACATATTGATTTAATGAAAGCATGTATTAAAAAGGTTGTATCTGATGGTGAAATATTTTACGTAAATAAATTTTTATCAGATGAAATAAAAAATTTATTAGACAATCTTCCGATGAATGTTCTTCCTAAACTAGAAAACTTTTTAAAAAACCAACCAGAATTGTATGTTATTTTACAAACACAAACTGGTAGTAAGGAGGTATCTGGTTTTTTAAGTTTTTTTACCTTTCGGTAAAGTTTTTTGATTTAGGTGATTATTTCACAACAAACTTTACCTTAATAAACAACTTTAATTGGAATTTAAGTGATTTAGAAAATATGATTTGGTGGGAAAGAGAAATATACGTTAAAATTTTAATTAATTACCAAGAACAAAAAAGAAACGAAGAGCTTGCAAATCAATATAACATGAAGGGAATTGTAGGACTATGAATGAAAATGAAATCGCAATAGATGTGCAAGCTGAACAACAATTGTTTTCGGCTGCTTTGACTTCATCACCTTCACAGTTAGCTTCTAGCGAAATTGAAAATATAATTCCTTCAATAGATCTTCCACAAAGCATACCGTTAACAGAATTAGCACAACAGCAAAACGAATTACCAAAATCAGTAGTTTTAGATCCTACTCAACTGTCTTCGATTAAAGCAACAATGGCTGAAACAGCAAGCATTTCAGTTGGACTTAATGTTAAATTTGACGCTGAAGCTAGTTACAATAAATTAACTAAAAAAATAGATGATTTAGAACAAAATATAGAATCAGTTGGAAATCAAAATGTACAAAATTGGATGCCTTATCCAAAAGCAGAAAATAAATTTGAAGAAAAACCTTCAGTAGATCCAACCAATCTTATTTTTGACGATAGAATGCAAAGATTTTCTGATATTCCTTCTTGGGCATAAAAAAAGCCCCTTGCGGGGCTTTTTTCAATCATTCTCCATTTCGGAGAAGTACTTTAGAGGATCTTTCTCCTCTACATCTTCACTCACTACAGAATCCTCTACATCATCCTCAATGCTCTTGCTTTCATCATACTGAGCACGGATATCATCACCAACAGACTTCTTAAACCGAGCGTTTAGCTCATCAAAACTCTTAAACTGACTTTTATCAACAAAAGGCTTTAGAGGATACTGCTTCTTCCAAATCTCCTCAAGCTTTTTGTCATCTCCGCCAAAAAGAGGTGCTGGAGTTGCAAACTCGCTACGGTCGTAGTTAACATAACCACCAACATTACGGATCTTGATCTTGAAGTCAGCACCAGTCCAAAAATTAAATGGATCTACTGCAACTTCATCCTGAAACTCTGGATGAGCAAGACCTTGAATCTTTTGAAAAATCTTAGTACCATACTGATAAAGGAAAACCTTACCTTTATTTTCTGGATTAGCAGGATCTTCAAGTACCAAGATGTTTGAAATGTAGGTTAGCTTACGCTTACGCTGACGAGCAATGTTTTTATCGTCTTCGATACCGCTATTCCACATTTCGGTGTTTGCTGCACATACCGGGCACTTCTCTCCAATAGTCGTTGGGCAGTTCTCGTAGAACCATCCGCCCTTACCCTTAAATGTGTGGCTGTAAACGGAGACAAATGGAGTCTCCTCACCATCAATTTCCGGAAGGAAACGAATTACGGCGTATCCGTTTCCAGCCTTATCGATACCGGGCTTCCAAAGCCTATCGTCCTTGTAACTTTCCTTTGAGGTCAGCTTATCAAGGCGCTCGGTTAGAGATGCGATTGAGTTCTTACTCTTCTTCTTAAAATCTGAAAAATTTGGCATAATATGTCTTTCCCCAAGGATCTACCTTGGCCTAAATGATATATACCATTATATAGTATGATTTGTGTCAGTCAAGAGGTAAACGCTTAGTTTTAGATTTTTTTAACAAATGCAAGTCTTTTGCTTCTTGTTGAATTTTTTCAATAATTGGCTTTGTTAAAAGTTTTCCAGATGCACTAGGATCTAATCCCATCTCTTCTGTGATTTCTAAAACAGAATCCATAAAGGATAATTTTGTAGCTTTTACCCGCTCTATTACTTTATTTGAAAATTTTTCTTTAGCGGATTCGTCTATATACATGTTTTTATTATACCATTATATTTGAGTAATTCAATAAATAAAAGAGTCTAAATATTGTTGATCAACGACTTTTAAGGAAATCCATCTATGACCCCAGATTACGGTAGCGATTATGTAGTAATTAACAGTGGAGCCACATTTGCAGTTGGTGCTGATCCTGTAATTACAAGCGGTGGATATACCACATACATTCAATATTATAAATTGGGTTATGGTGCTACTGGAGCATTTGTACCCGTAACATCAACAAATCCTTTCCCAGTATCCGTATCTACAGGTCTAACTGCCACCATTGCTGGTTTCTGTGGTCCTATTTCTATCCAGGGCACGGTTGGTGGTCAGGCTGTTACTGTTTCTGGTGCTGTAACCGTTTCCGGTTTAACTTCATCTCCAGTATATGTGCAAACCGCACCTAGCTGCTATGTAGAAGTAACCGGAGGGGTTCCTTTAAGCAGAACCAGAGATTCTGTCTCGATATTTGGCCCCAGTGGAAATACTTGGATATATGCCAATCTTGTAAATTCTAGCGGAGCTGCCCTTGGTGTTTCAAGCAATCCAATTTACACATACATCGCTGGTTCAACCTTTACGGTAAGCATCAATCCAACTGTTGGTGTAACCAACGATGCAGCTGGAAATGGTTTAAGAATTCAAGGTATGTCTGGTGGTACATCTGTTTCAACTACAGTTGGAAACACTGTCTACATTTATGATACAAATATTCTAAATGGTATGACGAATATTTCATCTGATATTGATGCTTTGGGTGTAACACTACAAGCAATTTATAATGCCTTGTCGGTATTTGGTCTAGTCCGTCCAACAAGTTCATTTGCTGGACTCGTAACTACCACAACCGCCCCAACACAAATTGGTGGAACTGGTGGTTTTACCTGTGCTGGAGGAATAAACTTTAAATCTCTTGGAACTAATACAGATTTAATTTATCTTGGAAGTTCTAACGTAGGAAGTAGCTACGGTTATCAACTAGAACCAGGAGAAAGTATATTCTTCAATGTTGGAAATGTTAATATAGTTTACGCAATGGCTAGAAGTGGTTCTCAGACAATGAGCTACTTTGCATCTTAATATGAGTTCTACAAATAAATTTTTAAGTTTAGTAAAATCTACCGTAACTAATATTTCAGAATATATTGGTAGTACCGCAGATCCTTGTTTAACAAGAGGCTTAGTTAGTTCTTCTCCATTTGTTTACAAAAATGGATCTAGTTTTTATTTTGATTATTCAACAACCACGAACGGTGCAGATTTAAAGTTTCTTAAAAAATTTTTTGGTGTTTTAACTGCCGGAAATACTTTTAGTGTATCTGGTGGAACTTATTACATAGAAGAAACTGGAACTCAGTATAGTTTTGCAGGAACATATACATTTTATGGCGCAACTGGTGTTGGTAACCATTATCTAAACTTGGGTGGAGTTACTTATTCTCCGTCATTGGTAGATGGTTATTATGAAAGTAAAAACTTTGTCAACTCAATAAATTATTCTGCTGTAAAGGGAACTACTGCTCAATATTTTATTTCTAAAATAAACAGAGAAGATCCCAATAATATTGACTCTTTGGGTATCTATGGTAATAATTATGGTTATGAAGAATATTTGGAAACCACACCTGGTTTAACAAATAATACTAGATATCTTATCGATACTGCGATAAAATTAAATGATGGAAGTGAAATAATCTACATTAATTCTTCACAAAGTATATCAAATGAAAAACGATATTTTATTCCAACAAATGTAAACATTTACATGCGCGGTGTTCCTGATTTAAACACACTATCCGCTTCAACTAACTTAAATGGTATTATTAAAAAGTTTGATTCTGAAGGAGTTGTTTTAGATGTTTATCAAAATCAAAATTTAAGACAAAAATATTGCCGCAATTTAAACGATGATACTTATTTTTATGATTGGTTTGGACTACTTAAAACAAGCAATTTAGAAAATGTATTAAATCCGTTAGCATATAACGGTTTGTCATTATCTTATAATTTTTATTCTTATGTTAAGTGGGGTGTATCGTTTATTCAAAATACCACAGATGCAAACGGAAATACCATTTATAGAGAGGTTCTTTCGTTGTTTGTTGATGGTGTCGCAACCGACACATTAAATTTTACTACAAATGGAGCAAATCCATATGGAACCATAATTAAAATTGATTTGTCGGATGCTTCATTATTCAATTCAACGATAGAACCATTTACAGATGCTGCCTGTTCTATTCGTTTAAATGATTCTTATTATTTTACAGGTGTACCTGGTTTCGATGGATGTTCGTTTATTTATCTGAGAAATACAGATTCCCCGTCTACAATTTATTTAAAAATATCAAATAAAAAATCTTTAATTTTACAAATAATTTTATAATTAAAATTGAACCCAAGCGTTATTTGATCCATCAAAAAAGTAAGTATAAATTTTTCCATCTTTTTGCCATAACTGTCCCAATTTAGGTTTTATTGGTGGGTTTGAGCCAGAATATAAATTGTAAAGACCTTTATACTTCCA